TAACATTTCATTACAGTAATCTTCAAGCAATGAATATAACTCTGAATTATAATCATTTAAATCATTTCCACCTTCCCAACTTTGTAATTGGTCAAAGTCAACATCTGGATCAGTTGTAATTCTTATAGACTCAATAGCTCCATCATCTCCACTACCCTCATAGTTTACACATACTTTCTTAATACCTGCATTTACTAAACCAATCATAATTGATTCTAATTTATTTTCAGCCATAACTTTTTATTATTTAAACTTATGTTATTTAAAACGGAAGAACCTTCCTAATATGTTACCATTAAGATATTCTTCTTTTTCAAGGACACCATTTACAAATTGTGCTTTTACTTCTTGATATGTAAGCTCCATAGTTGAATAACATATCATAAGCATTTCTCTTTTAATCAGTACACCTGCTTTGTGTGCTTGCTTAAGTACTTCATTACTACTATAATATCTTTGATATATAGTCTTTCTTACCCTTTTGTATGTTTTCAGTCTTTTATCAGTTGGCATATTTTTTTTACTCAGTTTTGTTTTTACATCTGCATAAAAATTCTTTTTACCAATATAGCTCACAGATTTGCCGTCAATTATTGCAGTCATCTCATAGATGAAACCTACTGCATTTTCAGGAATCATATCTTCAGTAAACTCTTTATTTTGATATATCCAACTCATATTCTAAATTTATACGTCACCTAATGGTTTAATTACTACTATAGCTTCATCATGCTCTGTACGTATAAGATCAGCAAGAAGTTCTTTATCTTCAGGAGTTGCATATTCCTCCATTAATGCAGTCAATTTTGAAATTGCACTTGCAATATGAAGAATAGTTACTTTCTTCATTGTAATCTCTTGAGCAAACTCATTTGAGTTGTCTTTATCATACTTAAAATCTATTGTTATTTTACCTTTCATGTATTGCTTTTTTTAATAGTGGAAATAATTCTTCTTTTACTTTTTGTAACCCGTGCTTTTTAATTGAATCTGAGACATCTTTCTCCATGTTTAGAACTATATAAGCTAAATCATATCTTTCTTGATACTTTTTCATGGAGTTAATACCTGCTTCATCATTATCAAACATTACACAAATGCTTTTATACTTACTCTTTAACTTTTCAATACTAGTTTCTTTTATGATTGTGTTCTCACTATCTGGTGCTATACATTCCACATTATTAAATCCCAGTTTATTGAAAGCCATTACATCTTTAAGTGAGGATGTAATTACTAAATAATCTTTAGTCAAGGTCAATTGTTCAGAACCCTGAATATAGTTAGCTATCTTTAAAAACTTTTTATTCATGTTTTTAGGTTGATAAACCTTATATAATGTACCATCATTTTTAAAGTAGCCATATAAGTTTAACCCTGTAATTGTAATTTCAGATATGCTACCATCAGGCTCAGTTTTTGTCATCTTGTAATACTCCAATGGAGATACATTGTATGCTTCTAACATCTTTGAACCAATATGATATTGACCCCAATAGTTTTGATCAAAATTAGACCAATGTCTTATAGTATAATCAGTTACTTTATAATTATCATAACTTTTAATTTCAGGAGCCTTATATGCTCTATTTCCATTTAAAAATAACTTGTAATCAACAATGAGTTTAGATATAGCTTCCCCTCTACTTAAATTAAACATACGTTCAATAAGAGATATTGGATCACCCTGTAAACCAGATGAAAAATCTTTATACTTATATTTCATACTGTTTGCATCAACATAAATATACATTGACGGTGTCTTCTCAGTTTTAAATACAGATTTAATTTTTATCTGTTGACCATCAAGTTTTTCTGTAAGATTTAAGTAATGCTCAAATATCCATATCACTGGCACATCACTTATTGAAAGAACATTGTTTTTAGTTGATATCATAATTTTTAACTTTAATAAAAAAGGGAGCCTTTTTCTGACTCCCTTTTAAACTATTGTTAGTCTAAATCAAAGTCAGAAGCTACCTTGTTTGGTACTGATAAGTCATCTTCACCTGATCCGAATGCATCTACTTTTTTAGCTTCAAGCTTTTTCAAGTGTAATGTTTCAGAATATAATAAGTGTTTACCTGAACCAAGTTTAGCAAAGGCAAAACCATCTTTAGAAGATTTTGGCAAATATAAGTCATAATTTGTATAACCTGTTTTACCTTCATACTCTTTACCTGCAACACAGAAGTCCATATATTTATCTTTAAATGGAGCTGTCTCATTGAATGCAAGGATGAAGTCTTCAATAGTATCATGCTTGTTATCTTGATCATCAAACCATGCTAACATATCTAAAGTAGTACAGATAGATTTCAAGAATACTAAGATAGAGTTATCTCTATAAATTTGTACTCCTGATTTAGTAGTACCATCAGCAAATGCATACTGACCAGCTTTTACTCTACCAATTTGACCTTTGTAATGTCCTAACTCAGGCATATCTTTATTCAACATGAAACCTTCAAACCCTTCAATTGGTTCAGTTTCTACGTTTAAGATAATCTGTAATGCACCAGGAATAAACTTGAAATCTTCAGCCATTAAGCTATTGATTTTTAATTTATGATTACCTGGAGTAATTGTTTTTGCTAATCCATTACCACCTGCTGCTACGTCTTTAGTTCCTATTGCCATGTTTTCTTATTTTTTTATATTATTAATTATTTATATACTTCATCCCAGTGAGTAGTAACCCCACCATTTTCATTTACTTCACTGATTACAATTTCTGCATTTCTTAAATGATCAGGTCTTGCTCCACAAGTAGTCTCCTCATTAGTCTTGAAACTCAAGATAACCTTGTTACTTTTTCTGAACATATAACCAATTGCATCTGCATTTGCACAGATTAAAGATTTAATTTTACCCGTTAAATCAATATTAGCGGCCATTACCATCTCACCTTTATCATCAACTTGTTTGTCTTTGATATGTCCAGATAAGATAATATGATCAGCTAACTTATCTATATAATTCAAAACATCAAAGAATGCTTCTCTTACATATAAATAACCAGCACCATTAGGTAAAGTAATTACGTTGTCTCCATCATAATTTTTACCCATTGAAGTAGCTTTGTACTTCTTAACTGCTAACGGCATAACCATTTCTTCCAATGCAGTAACTGTATCAATAGTGATAAACTTATAAGGTTTACCAGCTTCTTCTACAGCTTTACCAACAGCTAATAACTCTTTAAGACTGTTAGCTTTTACTTTTAATGCATCCACATAATCAGTACCATTTTCCAAATCAATTATCAAATTGTCTTCTAAACCAGCAAAAGCAGTTGTCTTACCTGTTTTAGGTTTAGAGTAAATCAATAATCTCTTTGGGTTTGTTCTTGTTGCGCTCACTTTTTTAGTGGGCAATACCAATCCATCCATTTTTTACTTTATTAAATCATTTAACCATTTTCTGTTACTCACTGGTTTTTTCAATAATATGGCAGCTAGATCTCTTACAGTTAAACTGCTTAGAGGAGCATCTAAATCTGAATCCATTATATCATCAAAATCAGGAAATAACCCATTTACTTCAGTCTTTGTAGTTTCAGTCTTATTAGGTTCAGCCTTTACTTTTATCAGTTCTGATACAGGAATCAAATACCTCACATGACCTTGGCCATTTGGTTCAGTAGTTTCATATTCCTCATCATAAAATGGGTTATATTTCCATTTATACAAAGTTCTTGTAGGATCTTCTGGGTCAAGAGCAATACTAGTAAATTCAGTATATATATCTTGTTCTCTACTTAATTCACTCTTAAAGAATCCCATGTGTAAATCATCTTTACCATAAGGTCTATAAGCACATTTAGGTATAAATAATGGATTAGAAATATCTAATGCATCAAAAACCTTTTGGTGATACTTCACCAACTCTTCAGTCTTTTCTTTTCTGTTAAATCCACTGGATTGGTTACCAGAGTCTTTTGTTGTTAATCCCATATATTAATTATTTGGTTCCTATTCTCTTTTCTTGTTGCGGAGGAGTATTCATTTCTGCAATGCTCATCTTCTCAAATTCAGCTTTAAAAAAGCTTAATCTAGTATCACCATTTCTACATTTTAAGAAATGCAACACCATCACTCTATCATTCTCAATTATAAATCTATCAGGGCCATAGAATCTGATC